TTGCAGGTATAAAGCAAGTTGATAAAGAAGTAGTACAAGATATAATGGGATTCGTCCCAACGAAACAAGGACAAGAAAGTATAAGGCTTTCTGTCAAATTAAATGGAGGAAAATAATGGCTGCACCAGAGGGAACAAAGTTCCAAGTTAACTATCATTCATCTGATGGAACATTGGTTAATTTATATGCGACAAGCATTACAGAATTAGAAACTGGTCTAGCGGATTTAGCAATGAACGCTGCTAACATTCGTAAGACTGCAATTGAAATCAATGGCGCTCCTGTAGTGGCAGCTCCAAGCATCGCAACAATTACGCAAGCCTTTAGCGCAACACCAGTTACAGAAGGTGGTGGTGACACCATTGTAGACAAGTACAATAACACCTGGGTGTATGACCTTCCTAGAGCGCCAGAATGTGCCAGAGGTAAGATGGTTCTTAAATACGGCACAGCACAAGCCACAGGTAAGCCCTACAGAGGCTTCTATGACCCAGCTAAAGGTCCTAAATGGACTGGTCCAAAAATCCCAGTAGAAAACCAAGCAAAAGTTATTTGGGATAATGATTGAGAGATCCGAAAGATTACGAGGCTCCATTGTGTGCACAAATTGGTGGGGATTGGTGGTTCCCTGAAAAGGAAGATCATCCTGCTGGAAGAATAGACGCAGTACACGCTAAGAGCATCTGTCGTAGATGTCCTCACCAAGCAGAATGTGCAGAGTGGGGAATTGAGAATGAATCATTCGGTATCTGGGGTGGTTTATCTGAAAAACAACGCAGAGTATTTCGTCGCAGAAGAAGGATAATCACAAGGCAGGAGGGTAAAAGTGCTTAGACTTTCACGCGCTTGGAGTGGTGTAACTACCAAAGCTACACCCCTTCCGGTTGTGTGGAGAGCATTAGAAAACCATTCAATCAAATTCCGTCGCGGTCAGGTATGTATGGTTGCTGCCGCACCTAATGCTGGTAAGTCAATGTTCTCATTGATATATGCCATCAAAGCAAAAGTTCCTACCTTGTTCTTCTCTGCTGATACTGACACTACAACTGTAATGATTAGAGCAGCAGCGCATTTATCACAGCATAAACAATTGACGGTAGAAAAAAACATTACATCTCACGCAAACCACTATGACGAATATCTTGCCGGTATGAATCATATCCAATGGGTCTTTGACTCCAGCCCGTCACTCGATGATATCGAGTTGGAGATCAAAGCCTATGTGGAATTGTATGGAGTATCACCAGAGTTAATTATTATAGATAACCTTATGAACGTTGCAGCAGAAACAGATAATGAATGGGCAGGTTTACGAGCAATTATGATGGAGTTTCACGATATGGCTCGTAAAACTGAGGCGTGTGTACTCGTGCTACATCACGTTTCAGAACAGAGTGAGTATGGTCCAACGACTATGCCACCTGCGCGACGCTCCATACACGGAAAGGTAAGCCAGTTGCCAGCCATAATACTGACACTTGGCTACGATCCAATTGGTAAAGTACTAAGAGTTGCCCCTGTTAAGAATCGGTTTGGTCCACACACTGCCGATGGTAGAGAATTTGCAACCTTGTTTGTTGACTTTGGTGCGTGTCAGATAGGTGATGCAGACTCACAAGGTAGGGCTTATCTAAACTCTAATTATCAAGCGGTCAACTAATGTTACGATACCAAACACTTAAAAATCACGAACACGATTTCGTAAAAGATTTAGATGGACAAGTAACCTGTGCTATATGCGGAGCGATGGATGATGAGCAGGAGTTAAGATGACACACGATGAGTTGCTGGCAGACATAAACAGTCCACAGTTTCAAAACAGTCGAACACTAGGGACTCCATACGCAGCCCTTCGCGCAGTAGTGGAGTTGCATAAGCCATCCAAAATACCTAATTGGGTTCCAACTAATCATAAATTTATTTGTGATGGTTGTACTCGTATTTATCCTTGCCCAACAATTCAGGCTATTGAGCAGGAGATGAAGTGAACGTTAAATATAACAAGATCAAGGGAGCCACCTTTGAAATTGATGTGGTGAAATGGCTACGCTCGAAGGGTGTAATCGCAGACCGATTAACTAAAGCTGGGTCAAAAGACCAAGGCGACGTTATGGCTATAATCGCAGGTCAGACCTACATTTTAGAGTTAAAGAATCGCCAAGCGTTAAACCTTCCTACCTTTTGGAAAGAAGCACAAGTAGAAGCGGTTAACTATGCAAAGGCTAGAGAGTTAGAGGTAACTCCACTTGCTTATGTAATAGTTAAACGACGTAATGCTGGCATAGAACAGGCTTGGGTAATCCAAGACTTGACACAATGGTTAGGAGAAAAGATGCCAATACCAAATGGAGATATCACAACAACAGAGATACTTAAACCGGAACCACCAAAGGAAGATAAATGATTTGTTACTATTGTCTTAGAGGTGGAGAAGAAAATACTTTAGGTCATTACAAGAGAGCGGCAAACTGCCACCTTAAATGCGAAGGAGGTTGTCCTTGCCAACACAAGACTGGTCTAGGTCACATAAGACGCGCAGGGGAAAAGACAGAGATAGTGCAAACTCAATCTCCATAGTAGCGATAGTTACCCACTATGGCGGTGAGGTACGAGAAGGTAAGTCTGTTGCTGTGCGTTGTTGTATTCATAATGATTCAAGAAGAAGTGCAGTTATCAATACCTACGATAACTTATATTATTGCCATACCTGCGGTAAGGGTGGCAATGCAGTTAGTGTTGTGATGGAGATAGAGAATTTGGGGTACAAAGATGGCATCGCTCGTGCAAGAGAAATTGCTAGTGGAAGCGGCATCTCATTACAGCCAGGAAATAAACGAGGAAACTCTAAAGTATCTCGAAGGACGTGGAATATCTGAGATAGTAGCAGCTAGGTTTCAACTTGGAACTATCACAGATCCGATTGCCGGTCACGAAAGTTATCTAGGTTGGCTATCTATTCCTTATATCACTGCGTTAGGTATGGTTGCTGGCTTTAAGTTTAGAAGGTTAGATGATGGCAAACCTAAGTATGGTTCGCCATTAGGTCAGAAGTCGCATCTGTATAATGTTTCAGATGTGATACTAGATAGTCACCGTATTGCAATTTGCGAGGGTGAATTGGATACGGTGATTCTATCTGGAGTATGTGGTATAGCAGCAGTTGGAATCCCAGGAGTGGCTGCTTGGAAATCACACTTTGCTAAGTTGCTTGGTGGCTATGACACCATTTACATTATTGGTGATAACGATATTAAAGAAGATGGTACAAATCCTGGTGCTGACTTCGCTAAGCGTGTTGCATCAGAGGTATTGAATGGGACAATTGTATCATTACCACCATCAATGGATATAAATGACTTTTATCTCGCAAATGGGACAGAAGGAATTAAGAAGTTATTAGGAGAAAAAAGTGAATGAACCAACAGGAGATGGAGCAGATAGTACTATGGCTGACCAATCAGGGATTCGAGATAGTTGGGACAGAACTTTCAACTGGGATAATTTCGATAAGACCAATAGCCCTGCACCCTTAGCCGACCACGCTGCGGTATTAAACTATCGTAAACCTGGAATCTCCACCGATGATCTTGCTTCTTTCATTGAATCCTTTGCTTCGCTTCGCGTTAGTAGAGTAAAACAAATTGGCGCAAGCCAATACGAATTAGGTGTTGGACAGAAGTTTGAAACCTTTTCAGTACAAGACACCGTTAAAGAATTAGTAGAAGAACTAGCTGATGCCAGCAACTACATAGATTTCCTCGCTATCAAATTATTATCCATCGTTAGTGAGTTAGAATCTAAAGAGATGGATTGCGGTTGAACCCCAAACTACACCCAACCATCTATGACTTAGCACCTAGCGTGGCTAGAGTAATTTACCAACGCTACCGAAACTATGTGGATAAGGCTGATGTGGTACAGGAGTGCTTTCTCTGGGCTGCGGGTAGGGCTGACCAGTTTGATGAGATGCTTAACGAACAAGATCCGGTACAAAGAGTTCTCAATGAGAAGAAGATAGCGTGGCGAATGAAACGTGCAGCAGAACGCTACGCTCGTAAGGAAAAGGCTTCTAGATCTGGCTATCAAACTAATGATGAATCTTTCTATCAAACAACCACTATCTCCCAGCTTCTATCGCATATAATTACTAGCGTTATAGATGAAACTGTATTAGAACAAGCACAGAACCTTATCAATGATGGCACTCCGCGTAAGCCTAGCGTCCCAGCAGAAGGTGGAAACCTATTAGCAATACTAATTGATATTAAGAGGGCTTACTTAAAGTTAGATATTAAAGACCAGACGATGTTGCGTATGAGATACCACGAAAACCTTACCTTAGAACAGATGGCAGAACACTTCCAATGTGCTATATCTACAGTAGATCGTAGGACTGGTAAAGCTCTGCGTCGTTTACAAAATCAATTAGGTGGGGAGAGTCCCTACAATTGAAAGAAATAGAACTCTTTGATTACCTTAAAACTAATCTCTATCCAGATTTAGAAAAGTCTATTGGTATTTTTGATTCCTTTGATTGTATATCTAAACTTGCCGGTCACTACATAGAATTAAAATGTAGGAACACTCATTACGATACGCTTTTGATAGAAGAAATGAAGTACCGTAAGTTAATCACGCAAGCTGCTGAACGAGATTTGATTCCGTTTTACATTAACTCGACACCGGAAGGTGTCTTTTCTTTTGACTTGATGGATCTGGCAGAGCCAGAGTGGGTTAGCCATTGGATGCCAGCAACTACAGAATTTACTAGGTCTAATAAGATAAGCAAGTTAGTAGGTTATCTACCGATTGAAGAAGGGATACAGTTATGATTTACACTTTCAAGTGTGAGTGTGGTTATCTAACCGACATCGAACGCTCTATCCACTCCGAAGTAGAAGAACCTATGTGTCCAAATTGTACCAATTCTATGTATCGAATCTGGTCCTCTCCCGCTATCACCTTCAAAGGTAGTGGCTTCTACTCCACCGATAAATGAAAAACCCCCGCGTTAGCAGGGGCTTCTCTTTAGGTTGGTGGAAGGGTTACCAACCAAGACTATGAGCGTAGCATAGTAGCGACCACTTGACAAGGATCGCCACCCTCCTCCCACTCTTGATGTTCTTCCTCAGTCATATACTGATAACCGCCGTCGTGAGTCATACAGTATGGAGTGCTAATCCATTTCATTTTAATTCCAATGCGTAGCCAGTACCAGCATAATTTATCCATTAGTACCACGATCTCTGTAAGGAGTGCCGGTTAGCGTTACAAGGCGATGAGTGACGGTGATGTATGTATCGCAAGCCTCGTAGTATTTGGAGGTCAGCTCTGCTAGATTTTTCTCCAAGGAGTTGAGCAATACCGTAAGCTGTTGATCTAGGTTTTCCTTTTGAGTCAAGTGGCTTTGCGTAGTTATCAAACCTGCTCTCACGGGTCCAAAGGGCGTTAAGGCAGACCCACTCTTTGCCCTTCCACCCATAAGCAGCCGAAGCGTACTCTTTTGCGAGGGTACGGTTCTCACCCTTGTCCTCCATTGTTGCCTTCGTTGGTACTGGTTTTGGTGGGTGCTTTACTTCTGTCACCTTCGGCGCGGATACGAATACCCACGCTAAGGTTAGTGTTGCCATTAAGATCAATCCATTTCTTGCCCTCAACCTCATCTGCGTTTTTCTCCATTTCGAGTAATTGCTTATAGGTATCGGGGTAGGCGTGAGCCAACCTTATTAGAGCGCGATCTCTTGCTCTCCGATAATTGCGGTACTGTACTGCTTGGTTAGCAGCTCCGGCTAATCTTTTAGCATCAATCTCCATCTATATTTCCTTCCAAGGCTAGCAATACATAGAATATCAGCATTACTGCGAGCAAGCCTAGCACTATCACCTTTAGCTCCTATCCATACTAGAGATGATCGTGGCAAGGATTATGGTGGTGATATTGATAGGTTCGATTAGTAAGTGAGCGTCGTTCTCCTCCTCGTGCCAGACTCCAACCCATACACTAGCGTCTTTGCTCTGGCGATAGTATTTAATGGCTTCAAGGGTGGACTTACCACCCCAGATTCCTCTACCCTCACTATCTTTCACCTCGTAAAAGTTATGCGGATTCAGCTTATTTTGTACGGTATCCTCCCATAATCGTTTCATTTCACCCATTATCTTCTTCTCCTTCTGGCTCGTTTAGGTTGAATATACGAGAGATAGCTAGGTTAGCCCTCTCTAAGTTCTTGATAGCCCTTGCTATCTCTCCCTCTTGTAAGTCTTTAATGGCTTGCTTCTCGCATAGATTTGCCTTAGCTTCTAAGTATTCTCTTGTTGGCTTGCTCATTAGTTTAACCCTTCCATTTCCTCTAGTGTGTCGTATGAATCGTTGCCTTCTTCTTCCTGATCCTCGTCCTCGTCCTTGTCTATACCTCTAGCGGTATCATCACCGTCTAGGTATTGTGGCTCACTCATACTTCCTCCTTGTATCCGCATTTACTACAACCATTATCAACCCACCAAGTAGGGTAATTACACTCGATACATATATCATTCATAATTTTCCCTTTGATTTGGTAAGCACTCTACGCAGTAGCAATAGAGTGGATTATTTACATCACCTTTACTACTAGCCCAAACGCTGTCGTCTAGGTTAATTTTTTTCTTACATACATAACAAGGATATAAATCTAAGTTATTCATTACTCTCCCTCTCCGCAAATATCACACAGTTTC